TGTACACCTGGTTCTACAGCAGGAGGAAGTGCCACATTAGCACCTGTACCTACAGCATTTGCTGGTGCGTCTTCATCAATCTTGTTGATGATTTCATCCATCATTTCTTTATAATGTTTTGGCATAGTCAAACTCCGATACTAGTTCTCCGTTTCTCTCATATACATCAACACCAAAATATGTACCAATTGGTTCATCATCTATATCTGGTATCTCTCTATGTTCAGCAAGAAAATCATCATACTGATTTGTTTCTTTTAAATGTTTTATGATTGTTGATTCAATAAGAGTTTTATATTTTTCGTATTCTTTATTTTCTTTTAATAATAAAGCGGCGGCAACAGCAAATGATCCTAACGCACCTCTAATACCTACTTTAGCAAGTATTCTTTTTAAATTAAATACAAACTTGTGTAGTATTGTGTACGCTCTTTTTTCTTCGGTACCTTTTATAGTATTGTATTTTTTCAATACATTACCATCTTTGTCTATGATACCATATTTAAATGCTGGTTGTTTATTAAATGGCGTAACTAACATTTTTATAACTCTATACGCAATCAATAAATCAACTGGTCTATTTGCCATTATAGTTCCCCTAATAGTTTCTTCACGTTCTCATCTACTTTTACATCATTGAGTTCGTGTGGATATAGATACTGTAAGTAATCTAAAACTGTTTTAAGTATTGGCCAATATTGTCTATCTATTTTATATAATAGCAATATACAAGCTGCCTCTACACCAAAAACATTTTGTAAAACTATAACGTGATTTACGATAAGTCTTACTTTGATTTCACCAGTTATCTTATATCTACGAAATAACCTTTTAAGATATTTAAATCGTTTGACATCATCATAAAATTCCTTTTCTCTTTCCAGAGTAGGATTATCATAATGATGTTGTGCAAACAACAACCAATTATCTTTGGTTATCTCTCTAAACATCATCTACACTAATTTAGCGTAGACCTTAGATGTTCCGTTTTTAAGTGTTTCGTAACTAACTTCTAGTTTCAAACCACCTTCTTTTCTATGAGATATACCATCATCATTAATATCAGAACCATCGGTATCTTTACCAAATCTTCCACCAAATTGTTTCACTTCAGCTGTTACTTTACCGTTATCACCATTTAGGTCAACAGGTGAAACTGTTAATCCTATTCTGTGTAACTTCTCTCTTAATTCATCAACTGCAAATTGTGGTTTAATGTATTCCCTTTCGGCAATAGAACCTACAAATGCGTTAACTCTTTTAAGAACATCAGGATCCTGTATGTTATGAGCGCCTAAAGCACTATCTTCAGGAGAGTTAGAAGTTGCACTTCCAACTTGCCCACCCATATAAGAACCTTCTTTTACGTGTTGTTTAAAAGTTTTCATTCTTTTTTCCTCTATTTGTATTTGTCTGATACACGTTTCTTTCCATCTGAACGTGCAATCAAACCTTTTGCTTTTAGATGTGCCTTATCTGTAAAACCTGCTTTTCCTGCCTTGTAACGTTTCATTGCGTCAGCAGTATTAGGTGGTGTTTCACCTAGCACGTCTTCTTCAAAGTCTTTTAGTTCTTCTTCTTTTACAAAAGATTTAAACTTTTTTACCATCTTTTTTTTCCTTACTTAACTTTAAAAGTTTTTCAGTTTGTTGTAAGGCACCGTAAAGAGCATTTAGATTATTTCTCATTGTAACTAAATCTTTTTCAACGCCTTCCATTTGTTTCTTTGTTTTATCAAAGTCTGCTTTTAAAGTTGCATATTCTTCTTGTAATATTTTTTCATCAATCACCATAATATCTCCTCAATTAAGCAATAACGTGACCGTTACCACCGATTACATTCCAGTTACTATCTTTAAAAAATAAAATAACACTTCTACCTGGTGCGTCTATGTTTACAGTTGAACCTGAAACAAAACTTGCAGGAGTAATTGTTACTGCATTACTACCAGATGTTGATTTGTTAATTATAATTTTAACTTGACCATCAGCACCATCTGCTACTGTTACTGGAGCAGCACCTGAAGTTGCGTCAACTAAAGTTGTACTTTCAGTAAGTGTAACTGCTGTTGATGTTGAACCATCACCAGTAATTGTTTGAGCAGTATCTTTTAATCCTATCCAAGATGGAATATTATTAAATACATCTTCTGCTGTGATTTTTTTATTGATTGGTGTTCCTGTTGGATCATCTACTACGTGAAACAGGTCAACACTTGCTAATGCGTTACCTAAATCGGTCAACGCCGTGATTTTCTTGTCTGCCATTTTTTTCTCCTATTAACCCTTTCGGGAATGCTACTGTAGGTATTTGCCTACATCAATTTACTCATATAGTATATATAAGGGCGCCAAAGCGCCCCTATAAAATTAATTATTAATTAGATGTTAAACAAACTAGAGTTGTGTATGAAACTCTACCTGCTCTACCACCTGAACCAGTTGTTTTTAGAACCCAACCAGTATGTGCAATAGCACCTGATTGTGTTTCTGTTGTATCGTAATTAAACAAACCGTTTGTTGCACCTGTTATAAAAGTGTTCGGTGTTGCGTTTTCGTACAAAGACGTTCTATTAGCACTTGATGGTGCCACATTTAACATAGTTGCTGCCCACAATGGTGCGCTAGCAGCTGCGTCTGTTTTTCCCCAACTTGACATAGTATTCTCTCCCTTTGTTAATTGTTTAAGGTACTCAATTTGTAATATATTATGTAATATTTATAAGGAAAGATATTAGAAACCTAATTTTTTAAGTTCTCTAATAGTGTTAGAAGTAGAGGTATGTAGTATTCCGATACCACCTCTTTGTGTGAATTGGTCTGTATTTTTCTTATAATCGTCTATTAATACAGCAGGTTGACCTACGACTTTTGCGTAATTTTGTTTTTGTACTCTTTTGACAAGGTTAATTCTACCAGGTGCAATACCCAAATTAGTTCTTGCCCAATGTGATTTGCCAGGTATACAGTTTGGATCCCAACTTTCTTCTACGTATGCTGATAAGATATGTGGTTTATTTTTACTGATAAAAGACCAGAGTTCTCTTCCGCCAGGCATCCACGGCATTGTGTGCCAAAATTTGGGTGTATCTTTGATTGGTTGCCACTTTTCTTCTTTACTAGCGTATGACCATTTTGTAATAGACATACCAGTAACTTTCTCTGCTGCCTTTTTAAAGTCGCAAAGAACACCGTCCATATCACAATATATTCTTGGTAAGTTTGGTTTCATAGTGTTTTAGTATCTATAATATAAAACATTATAGGTTACTTGTCAAGCGAAAAAAACTGTTGATTATTAATACTTATAATCCACTTTTGGATTCATTTCAGGAGAAGTAGCAACTTTACCTGTCATTGTCTTCACTTTTGAATCTCTAGTATCATCACCTGCCTGCATTTCTTTTTTATCTTCTTTTTCTTCTTTCTTTTCTCTTAATTCTGCCGCCATCATTGCAAAAGTTTTCCACTCATTCTTTGGTGTTTTGATAGGTTCTTTTTCACCACCCACTTCTTTTTGTTTTTGATTTTGTGCCTTAGCAGTTGACATATGAGTTTCTTTTAATTTTTTTAACTCGTCATCTTTAAGCTCTGGGTGCATTTTCTTAATCTTTTCATCACTATCACCCTTTTTTACCATTTGTTTTACGTGAGGATGTATTTCTTCTTTTTGTGTAGGGTCGTAACTGTTTCCTAAAGATTGCTGGGTAACTGGTTGTAATCTATCATTAGTTTTTTCAATGTATTCAATTTCCATATCATCAATATTACCGCCACCGCCTGGACCTATTTTTCTTTGTCTTCTTGCTTTTTCTAATTCGTTATATGCTTTGTCTTCAGCAGCACTTTCAGTTGGTGCGTCAATAACCATATGAAAACCGTCTTCAGGACCTACACCTTTGTATGATACTCTACCTTCAATTTCCCACCTTGCTTCTTTCATTTCTTTTTTCTTTTCATCTGAAGAATGTCCAAAAGATTTGTGAACAAGTTTATCTAATTTTGTATGAAATTTATCTACATCTTTTTTAGTGTAGTCTTCTTTTTTATATTCTGCTTCAATGTATTCATTACCTCTTCTTTTGTAAGTTTTATTCCAGTCATTTCCATACATAGTTTTTAACATTTTTTCTATGTTCATTGGATTGCCTGAAAGGGTTACATTATCACCTTTGTATCCTCTTTTAACTTTCATAGTTAAATTAGATTTTCTAACTAAATCTTTAAATTCTTTATCTGTTGAATCGTGGTCGTGTAATGTAATATTTGCCTCGTTAATATCTTCTTTGTAAACTTTTTTACCTTGACTATAAAGTTGTTTTGCTATTTTAGCATTGGGAGCATATACGTGATCTTTACCGTCTTTTGTATTTGAGTTATCTGGTCTAGCAAGAATTTGACCA